GCTCTTGCCCGTGGCCGACTTGCAAGCCGCCCAAGAAGCAGCTAAGCGCACCACCGATCAGTCTATCCAGTTCCGGATGGGTAGGCTTATGCGGAGCCAAGAGATCATCCGCACCGAAGGGCGGCTTACGCCCGCCGAGCTGCAAGCTCGTATTAACGCCGCCAGCGGTAATCCGGGGTTGGCGTACCCGAACCTTCCGGTTGAGGTATCGAACTACATAAACGAAGTCAGTGAACGCTCCGGTGTTCCGGCTTCGTATCTTGGAGCGACAGCCAACAGGGAGTACGGGAGTGAGTTCGCAAAAGGTAAGAGCAAGAAAGCCGATGACGCTCAAAAATTTAAGCCTGTCGTTGCTAACAAAAACATTGATCTGCGCAACGTCCGCTCCGATGTTGTGGATGCAGTCACCGCCGCAGGTCAGGTTTATGGAGCGCCGTTAACGCTTACGGCAGCGACAAGCGGGTCGGTGCTGTCAGGTAACGCCGTCAATATCGCTACGCCCGGCATGAGCGGAGCCGATAAAGCAAAGATCGCAGGTGCGCTTGTCGATGCAGGGTTTACAGGCATCGCAGAGTACGACGGGTATTTGCAGGTCGATATGACGCATGCCGTTCCGCAATCCTTCGGGGATAAAGACGGGAAAGCGTGGGGCGGGTGGACATATCTTTCGCCGGAAGTTGCACAGGTTTTAAAAAACAAAGGGTTCAAAGCTGGTGCAGACGCGACGGCCATACAGCGCGTAGCCGCTCCGGAACCCGGCGTGAATTATAATGCACCTACAGGCATTGTTGGTGCGGATGGTAAGCCTACTTCTAGTGCAGTTGGTTTATACCAATTTATAGAAAGCACATGGCTCAACACAATTAAGAGGCCGGGGTTTGCGGAAACGGTTGGCATAGATATATCGAAGATGGATGATGCGCAGATTTTAGCATTGCGGTCCGACCCTCGTGTCCAGACATACGCAGCCGCAGCGCTGGCGCAAGAAAATAAACGCATCATGGAAAACACCCTTGGCCGAGGTGTTGACGAAGCCGAGTTGTACATGGCGCACTTCATGGGGCCAACGGCTGCAACGACGTTTTTAACGGCGTACGCAGCGAACCAAGATCAGTCGGCGGCGGACTTACTCCCGCAGACCGCCGACGCAAACGCACCTGTGTTTTATGCGGACCCTAAAAACAAAAAGCAACCGTTAACCGTGGCACAGGTTCACGCCAACATATCCCGTAGCTTTGGGCTTGCGCCATCGCGCGTGGCGTTTGGGGACAATGAAGTCCGTAAGAAGATGCTCGCTAACATGCAAAAGACGTTGGCATCACACCCGATGGAACATGCTATGAGTTCCGGCAGTCACGTCGTAACGCCACTTCAAGAAGGTTTTTCTAAACGCGGCGCGCAAGCACGAGCCGTTGCGGAATACTATAACCTTCCGCTCGGTACGATGAAGCCGTTCACGAGAGACGAAGAAGACTACATAAAGAAAGTCATTAGTGATGGTACGGTGGATGAAAATATACAGCTATACGCCGACATACAAAGCATGGGGCCGGAGATAGCTAAAGGCGCACTCGAACAGATAGGCGTTAAGGACAATGTATTCTCGCATGCAGGGTCTTTGTATTTAGCGGGTGAGCGCACTTTAGCCGGAGACATAACCCGTGGCCGCAAGCGTATTCAGGATAATCCGGACTTAGCGAAACAGGTTGGCGCGACTTCGGATAACACATCGCTTAACGACACCTTCCGTGGTGAAACAGGGGAAGCTTTGCTAGGACTTGAGCCTTCCGAAAGCCAAGCGGTACAGGAGTCCGCGCGCGCACTGTACGTAGAGCGTATGGCTACGCGGAGGGGTAGCACGACGTGGGACGACAAAGTGTACAAGCAAGCGGTGCACGACGTACTCGGCGGGGCTTTAGCGGACGTGAACGGGGCGATGACGTTGCTACCAAAGGGCGTTGACGCGAGCACTATAGAGGAAGCGTTCTACCGCATGGGAGTTGAAGACTGGGCGGCCATGTCTGTTGACGGCAAACCCCCGCAATACCCGAACGGCGGCGTAGTCGATCCGCAGGGCATACGAGACGAAGCCATGCTGCAAGCCATAGGCAACGGCGAGTACAAGGTCATGCTGTCAGATAATACGTACCTTTCAACAGGTGAGCGCACGCCAGACGGAAGCCGTATGAAAGCGTTTATATTTAAACCGGACGCAGACAAGATACGTCGTTTGTCAACGAAGCCCGTTAAATACTCGGACGCAAATATTGGTTTCGGAAGCGCGCAATGAGCTATTTGAACAAGGCAAACGAAGACGCTAAAACGCTCGCGCCGGAGCAAGTTTCGGAGGGGCCGCGCGTCGGGTGGTTAGACAGTTGGGAAGTTTCGTGGAACGCGCAGACGCGCGCGGGGGCGCAGGCGGGTATGTGGGCTGCGTACGCCGACGAGGAGGACGCGCAGCTCCGGCGGATGAAAGAAGCGGGCATCGAAAACATGCCGCGTATAGGATTTGATTTTAAAGTTCTACCGGGACTGTACATAGACGACCTCGACTATGGCCGATATAAGTCTGCGTCCAGATATTTTTCCGGAAGCGGTGACGAAGAAGAGGGGCTGCGACTATCGGAGTACGACAGGCGCATAGAAGAGCTGCGTAAAACCCGACCCGAATTGAACTTGTCAACGTCTCGCGAAATGTACGACCGAGTTATAGAGAAGGGCAGAGAAGCAGAGCGCATAGATCAAAACCAGCGTCGTACGTTTATGGGTAGCGCCGCCGCTTTAATCGCGGGCGGCGTAGCGTCTATGAACCCTCGTACTGATCCTTTTAACGCCATGACGCTTAGTGTTGGTGGGATAGGAAAAACCGCAGCGACTCGGATTGCGACGGAAGCGGGCGCGCAAGGCGTGATCGAAAGTATCAACCAAGTTTCCGGTGTTCAAGAGCAGCGTGACATGATGGGGCTTTCTACGGGCTTTGCCGACGCTGCGTCTCGTGTGGCGGGTACGGCCATCGCGGGTGGCGTGTTTCAGGGTTTAGGTGAAGGGCTTGCGTACGCGGGGAAACGGTATTTTATAAACGTAGAGGGCGATATACCGCCGCCCCCGCCTGAAACTCCGGCCCCGAAAAAAGAGCCGTTGCTGCTTGAGTATAAGCCCGCAGAGTGGGAAGGTCGTGCGGCGTGGGAAGCCGATGCTAAAGCGTATCAAGATCAGATCGTGTCGGACCTTATACGCGGCACGCGAGACTACGCCGACGAGATAATACCGATGGCACGATACGGTGAAACCCGTCAAGGAGCCGCACGTGCGAAAGCCGATCTGGACTACGTGTCTCAAAGGCTCGACGCTTGGGACGGTGAACGTCCTTTTGAGTTGAAGCCCCCTGCGCGGGCAACGGCACTACCCGGACGCGTTGACGTTCGCTCGCCAGAGATAAAGTTAGATGGGCCGGGCAGGGCGGTAGACGCAATAGCGCGTGAAGTTGATCCAAAGCTTTTTGGTGTATACGACAAGCTCGCGGATCGTAAGACCGAGTTCCAGCGGTGGTTGGATGATCCAAGGTTGAAGGCTCAACAGCGCGGCGCGGCTAAAAAGGCCCAAGAGCAGTTTGATGAAATCAATAAACGCATAGATGCTCTAAAATGGAATATGCGCAACAAGGGTCGCCGCCGCAAAGCCGAAATGCAAACAAAGCTGGATGGGCTTGTGGCAGAGCGCGATGCGATGAAAGATAAACTAACCGCTAAAGATACGCCCGACATGGCCGCAATACGTCGCGAGCTTATGAAGACCGATGAACAAATGCGCGATCTCGCACCCGCTGTAACCCGTGCATACGCGCAAGCCCGTAACCAGTGGGACTTAGACGAACCGAATCGTGAGCTTGTAAGGCAGATGGTGCGTGACGGGCGTAAAGAGTTGGGCGATAACGTGCTGCCTGATACGTACGAGGACGCGTTGAGTATCTTTCGTGAAACGCTGGAAGACCGCGCGCCTATACTGCAACAGAGATCAAAAGTCGAAGCACAACTTAGGGAAGATGCAGACGCAGCCGACGTTGCGGCCACGATCTTGCGGGAGAATAAAAAGGTCATAGACGAAGCGATGAAGGTGTACCGTGACAGTCTTGACCGTATTGTAAAAGAAACAGAGGAAGGCGTAGTCACACTAAACGGTGAGCGATACAAGTTTGATCTTGATAACGACACTATCGACGTACTTCTTGACGACGGAGTGAGCACGAAGCGCATGACGATACGTGAACTTCTTGAAGATAACGCAGATGCCGAAGCAGAACTGAAAGCGACACAAACATGCTCAATAGTGTAGACTTTGCAAAATGTATTCGTGACAACCTTAAAGACCGCCGCTTTGGAAAGAAGCGTGCAGACGAAATCGTTGCGGATTTTGAAGCTCGGTATAAAGCGTATACCGACGCAGGAGAGTCCGGAACGAACGCAGGGGTTTTCGCGATGCGCGACACCTTCGATAACCTATCGAAAGTAGCGGAAGAAAAAGCCAAGCGCACCGCAAAGATGCTGTCCGTACAGGCAGAGAATAACGCGCGGGTAGCGCAGGCACTCAAACTAAACCAAAACCAGTTCGGTGTTTTAGGGGCCACAGGACGTAAAGCAAGTCGCGGAACCATGCTTGGCCGCGCAGCTATATCGTTGATCGAAGACGATCCGCGCTTTTCAGGTCTGTCATACAGCACGAACAAAGAGACTATGCGTGGACAGATGTTCGCCATACTCAACGATGTGTTAGAGAAAGTGGGTAAAGGCGCTTTCGGTACGCAAAAAGGCAAGGCGTACTTGCCGAACATCGTGCGTGAGGTTTTCGGTGAGAACACGGGGGACGTTGCGGCTAAAGAGATGGCGCAGGCTTGGCTAAAGGTTTCCGATCTCGGCGTTGACCTGTTCAACAACGCAGGCGGCTCCATGTCTAAGCTGTCTCGATATTTGCCAAACGCGGGTAACAACGCAGCCAAGCTCGTCAAGGATAAAGCGGCGTGGCTTGCGTCCCGCGCGGACAGATGGGATTGGGACCGCATGCGCTGGCCGGACGGTTCCCGTATAGAAGTAAAAGATCGCAAGGACGTGATGGAACACGTCTACAATACACTATCGACGGATGGTGCATCGAAGATTGACCCTAAAGCTTTTCGCGGCCAAGGGCGCGCGGTTGGCAATCAGTTAGAAAATCATCGCTTTGTTCACTACAAGAACGCGCAGGCTTGGTTGGACGACCTCAACGAGTTTGGCGATGGAAACCCGTTCGATGTGATGGTGCGTCACGTCGAACACATGTCGCATCAAATTGCTCTGGTAGAAACTTTTGGGCCTAATCCTGAAATGACGGTCAACAATATCACCGCTATCGTAAAGAAAAATGCGGCGGGCTTGAGCGCGAAAGACATATCGGATGCGGAAGACGTTATAAAGAACAAGTTCCAGCCTATGATGGAAACCGTCCTGCGCGAGAACCCTATGAACCCGAACAACGTATGGGCCGCGAGCGCAGTAGGAGCGGCGAATATACTTACTTCCGCACAACTTGGTTCGGCTGCGTTGTTAGCAATGCCCGGTGATTTCATGCAGACACTCGCCGTTCGTGCTTTTAACAAGATGGATATGTTCGGCGGCATGGATCACTACTTTAAGGCTATTGCGACAGACCGGAAATTCATGCGCGAGATCGCAACACAGTCGGGGTTCGTCATGGATGAAACCGTTATGGCGACGTATGCTACAACGCGCTTCACGGGCATGGCGACGGTAGGACCACAAGCGTCACGCCGCGTGGCCGATACAGTTATGCGATTGTCGTTAATGTCCGGCCACACGAGAGCTGCACGCGCTGCCGCGCAGTTTGAGTTCATGGGGTTGTTGAACCGTAGTGTTAAACAGGATTTTGATAAGCTGCCTTTTAAGGAGGTCATGACGCGGTACGGCATATCTCCCGAAGAGTGGAACGCCGTACGCATAAACCTAAAAGCTTTTGAGCCTAAGACGGGTGTGCAGTTCTTGCGCCCTATAGACATCTTACAAACGAACCTTCCGAACAAAGACGTATTGTACCGCAAGTTTCAAGGTATGGTGTTTGAAGAAAGCCGTAAGATGGTTCCGGAAGCCACTATCGAGAGTACGGTGACACTTAAAGGGACGACAAGGCCCGACACTTTGCATGGCCTGCTACTACACAGCTTCGCCATGTACAAGAATTTCCCTGTATCTTTTTGGATGGTATACGGGCGGTTAGGTTTGACATCGCCGAGCGTTAAAGGCCGTCTTGGTTTTTATGCAGGGCTTGGCGCGGGCATGACGATGGTTGGCGCGTTGGGGACGCAAATGCGAGAAATAGCCAAAGGGAACGATCCGGTCCCGATGGACACTCCGGCGTTTTGGGGTAAAGCACTGTTGTCTGGCGGGGCCATGTCGATATGGGGCGACTTCTTATTCTCCGGCGTTAACAAGTTCGGTGCGGGTCCAGCCGATCTCGTAGGCGGACCACTGACGGGGTTGGTAAAGGACACTACGCAGCTTGCCCTCGGCGACGTGTTCAAGTGGGCCGACACGGTAGGTACGCTGGACTACGGATCGGGGGATAGTCAAACGCTACCGAAGCTGGTAGAATACCTGCGACGATACACGCCGGGTACGAATATATGGTGGGCGCGTCTGGCTTTAGAACGCCAAGTATGGGACAGATTGCAGGAGTTGGCCGACCCGAAAGCGTACAGCAAGCGCCGCCGGAAAGAAGCTAACCAAAAGCGTAACTTTGGAAACGAAGCGTGGTGGGGTCCGGGCGAACGCACACCGGAGCGCGCGCCACAATACGAAGGAAGGGATTAGAGCATGGCACTTGCAACGGAAGATAGCGCGGCGAAGTTTATAAACATATCGACGGGCGTACCTCTTAACTGTGACTTCCCTTTGTACGTAGAGACGGAATTGGAAGTTGTATACGGATCGCAAGCTTTAGTCGCGGTATACAACACGGACTATACCGTTGAACTTAATGTGGTTGACGGCTACGTGGACTTCACGGTCACGCCGCTCGCTTCGTTACTGACAAAGATAAACGCATTGATCGCAACACCCCCGACGAGCGAGCCGGAAACGAACTTCGTAGTTGTTCGCCGAAAACTCGATTACACGACAGATACAACGCCACAGGTTGTACGTGACACTACGTTCCTCTCACGTGAGATAGACCGTCTCACAATGAAGATCATCCAGTTGGCCGAACGGTTGGCACGCTCTGTGTCCCTTCCGGCCACGGTAGTCGGCGATTTGCTTGTAGAGTATTTGATCGGCGAGCCGTCCGAGGGTAAGGCTCCTGTATGGCGCGGAGACAAGCTGGTTGCCGAGATAGATGCGGCGGACATTGCCAATGCGCAGGGGTATGCGGCCACGGCGGAGGGGTATGCGGCCACGGCGGAGGTATCGAAAACAGCGGCACAGGCGGCCCAAGCAGCAGCAGAAGCAGCGGCGGCGTTGCTCCCACTTAATAACTTTACAGCGACAAGCCCGCCAACGGTTAATGATGATAGCGCCGATGGTTATTCTATCGGCTCGCGGTGGGTCGATACGACAGGAGACTTAGAAGCGTGGGTTTGCGCCGATGCGACAGCGGGGGCGGCTCAATGGTTGCCGACTACTTTGACCGTTGACGATCTGGGTTCTCTCGCAGTTTTGAATGAGGTCGCGTATGCGAACATTGCAGCAGCAGCGATTGGTTCAACGGCTGAAATCCTAACTGGAACAGCAAGCAAATTAGCGAACGCCGCAAACCTAGCACCGCTTTATTACGGCACAAAGTTATACCAGACAACCGGAACATCGGTTACTATCGGGACTTGGACCACCCTGCTTTTTGATACAGAGGCATGGGATGATGGCAACTGGCACTCAACATCATCGAACACTGACCGCATTACGTTTGATTTTACGGGGCGCGTTCAGATAATTGGTGTCTATTCACCGAACACGGCGAACAATACCAGCTATGGCACTCGTATCCTGAAAAACGGGACAGTTGTAGCCAGAAGATTTTCGAGAACATCCGACCCAGCAGCAGAAAACCTTCAAGAGGTTCTGGTCTGTGAAATTGACGTTGTTCCGAACGATTATATTCAGCTTCAAGGATACAACTCTAACGCCACGCTTACATCTGCAACTGGTATTTCGGGAACAACCTTCACCGCAAGACGTATAAAATGATCCACGTTTTATTTTTCGCGATTCTAATGGCGATCAAGGGTGGTTTGTTGGGTCGCCTATTCAAGAACTGGAACCGTGCTAAACATAAGCTTAGCAACGAGCTTAAATATTCTTTGAGTAAGATAAAGAACGGGTGGGATACGCAAGACAAGAGTAAGTTCTTTGAATTGTTCCTGCTCCCGTTTAAAGCATTTGCGAAGTGGTTTATGGACGGTAGTGTTATAAGCCTATTCCTCGTATTTATATACGTAGCGATGAACCAAGACCTAACCGTGGCCGTACCGTTTGCGTTGGGGTGGGTGTTGCTATGGTCCTCTATGGGCGAAGAAGCCGGAGCCGCAGGGGACTACAAAGGTGCGTGGGGTCCGTACATGACGGCGAGTATAGAAGAGCCGGATAGAACGCGATACCCCTTCGGGCGCAGCTATGGCATTAAGAAAGGCATACAATACGGCTGTTTTGCGGGCGGGGTGATGGCTCTGTCTACGGGGTCTTGGTGTATTTTATTTGCTGCGGCCACTTTTCCGTTATGCTATTATCTCGGGAGTTCGTTTTTGTACTGGCGTACAAAAGGTGCCGAACGCGGATGGGAATACGGGGAACTTTTGTGGGGCGGTGTCATTGGCTTAGGGTACGCTCTTGCAACCTCGGGTTGGTTGCCCGTATATTCGACGTTTACTTCGTATAATTTCTAATATACATTTACAGGAGTTAAGCATGTCTACGCACGACAGTAGGGGGAACGCGCTCATGAACAGCATAGACAGCACGGGTACGATGGTTACGAAGACCGTGCCTGCGTTGATCGGCACTGGTTTTAGTTTTACGTCTGTTCCGTGGGCCGATGTCGCTGCGTTTCTAACGTGCTTGTACACGAGCTTCCTCATATCCGAGTGGGTATATAAGAAGGTGCTTGCGTTCCGCCAGTTCCGTAAAGACAAGAAAGCGGGAACATGAACAACCTTCGCCAGAAAGCTTTAGCTGCCGCGCTCGTCATAGTAGGGACGCTTTCAGGGTATGGCTTCGGGCAAAGGTCTACGACAAACATACTGGAAGTGCAGGAACCGCTACAACTCGTCACCGAGTGCGCCATCCACGTCACGCCTATAGACTTCACCGTCGTTGACGGGAGCAGGACGGAAGCCGAGCACAAAGCGAACGTAGCGAAAGGCGTAAGTTGGACAAAGCGTAGCCGCCACCAAGACGGCGCAGCCATAGACTTTGCCGCTCTCGCCAAGGGCCGTATCTCTTTCGACCCGCAGTTGTATCCGCCCATAGCCGAAGCGTTCCGGAAGTGTAGCGACGAGCTAGGCATACCTATCGTGTGGGGCGGAACGTGGAAGAAAAGAGACTTAATGCATATTGAGCTTGATAGAAGGTTTTACCCATGATGCCTTTGTGGTTTTGGAAATACGTACTGCCCAGTATCATCGTCGGCCTAATCGTGTGGACAGGGGTGCAGTGGCGCAAAGACGACATCGAACATTGGAAGCGTGAAGGCCGGGTAGAGTTGCAACGCGAGATCGCTACGGCCACGGCGCAGGCGGAAGAAGAAACACGCGCCAAGCAAGCTGCGATCCGTAAACAATCAAACGAGGTGAAATATGAAATCCGTAAAAACTTGGACGGTGATCGTCCCGTGTCTCCTGTTATCGCTCGCCAGCTTGACCGGATGCGCAAAAGACAAGATTGAAGTTAACTCCGGCGTAAGAACGGATCGTCCGTTTATCCCGCCGTCCGAGACGGCATACGATTCCGATGTCGCTATCTTGCTTGAGGAACTGGATGCAGAGAACCGCCAGTGCACCGCGAACTTTCCGTCATCGCATAACTAACGTCACGCTTTCCTTCTTGGTCTTCTCGTTCGTAACGCGCTCTACGACGAGCGTGCAGCCGTTCAATTCGTAGGGGGCGTAGAATAACTGCTCTACGCGGCGTTTGATCTCTACCTCGGTCTTGGCGGCCCATTGGGGTATCTCGGCCTTGATGATGTTACAGACGCGGGGGAGCTGTAACGAAGCTGCACCCGTGGCCGTCATGCTCTCAATCAATATGCGGGCAACACGGGTCTTGATGTGCTCACGGGATTTTTCCAAAGCATCGTGCCGGAGGACACCGATCACATCGTTCGACGGTATCTTCACGCCTTCTTTAAAGAACCATGTCGCTTTGTTGCTAGCGAGCGCGAGGTTCATCTTGGCATCGTCCATGCGGACCCACATAAATCGTTCGTCATCTTGCATGCCGTAGTCTTCCGCGTCCTGTTCCGAAGCGTTCAATAACGTGAAGGCCACGCGAGCAGCGTTGACGATGGCGGACGCGCCGCGTGCTATATCCATGTTGCCTATCTTTGCGTCGTTGTTCCCGTTCAACTTAGAGGTGTGGTGCAGAGCGAGGACCGCGACGTTCGCAGCGCGTGCGATGTCGGTGAGCGTCTCCATAACGAAGTCCATTTGTACGTTATCACTCTCGTCGCATTTATGTATCTTGACGAGCGGGTCAACGACGATAAGCCCTACGTCCGGATCGGACGCGGCTTCTACGAGCTGCGACACCATAGCGTCGTCGCGGGTTACTCTACGCCCTTCCGAAAACGCTAACGTAAGTTTAAACTGCGAGGATGATATGAGCATAACGCGCTTCTTAACCTGCTCGTAGTCCAGACCATACATCAAGCACACGCCTAGCAACCTACGCGATTGTTCTTCGAGATCGTCTTCGCCGTTGTACACAATGGACTTACAGCTACGCACAGCCTGATAACCTGCGAAGTCTATACCAAGTGCAAGGTGTGCGGCGACAGCGAGAGACAAGGACGACTTACCTGCGGAACCGGGCGCGAGTAAAAGTGTTACGGCTTCCGCCATGAGCATGCGGTTGACGAGCCACGGACGCGGACGGATATACGTAGGCTCGACGGCGTTACCCCACCCGATACGAGAAAACACGGAGGGGACGGGTTTGACATCGAGGTGGCCGAAAACTTGTTCCGCGTTGACACGACCGAGTACGGCAGTCCCGTAGTTCGCAGCATTTTCGACCTTGCGCCACAACTCGTCCAAGTCCCAAGGCGGTGAGCATTTGGGGTTCCAATGTACGGCCATGAGTTCGTACGCCTTGGTCGTGGAAAGCCCAAGCTCGCGGCACAACCGCGCCGCTACCTGAAATGTTTTGTCGTCGCCGCGCTGCCCTTCTACCGCTCCGGCAATCGAGTTGAGGAATCCGATACCCGCTTCGATGGCGGAAGGGGTGTCGTACTCGAAGTTCGTGTTGTCTTCGCGGCGTATGCGCGCGGCGGTGACGAGGTTTTCAAGGGCGGGCGGTATCCACGCCATAGGTCTTTCGTTGACGATGGTATACGTTTCCGTCCCGTAGCCCGGAATATAGGAACCCGGCGCGACGACGAACCCGTTATGTGAGCGTATGTCGATGGAGGGAGATATAGGACTATTAGAACTATCAGGTCCGTTGAAGTAGCAATGGAAACCCCCCGTAGGTGTTTGTACCACGAGGGTATCGTAGTGGCCGCCAATGTTAGCGTACTCATTAACGCCGTCCTTTCCTTTTTTAACGTCTATGTCTACGACTATCATGTCGTTGCATAGGCTGCCAATGTTATAGTTTCTCTCGACCCGCAGCACGGGGTCCGTCCACAACGCACGTATAGCGTCTTCGTCGCGTGTAGCGACTTCCGGCCATGCGGAGTGTACGGGTTCTTTGCCACCTTCATCTAGCGGAAAGACAGCAAACCCTCTTCGCGCCCAGTCGAGCGCAGCCTGTAACGTCCCCACGCTATTCCCCTTTGGTGTTTAGCCTATACGTTTTCTTAACTTTACCCGGCTCTATGCGTGCGCCTTTTAGTTTTCGGTTAATGACCGAGAAGGTAGGGCCGAGCTTCATCTGCTTCTCGCGCGTAGAAAGGTTGTGTACATCTTCACCGTATACACGTTGATACAGTATCTCTATGGATATATCCGTATCACACTTATCGAACGCTTCGTACACGCGGTACTGCAAGTCTGTAAGTACCAATACTTTATTTTTCATTTCACATACCTCTCGTCTTGCCACGCTGCGGCGGCCAAGGGCAAACCCTCGAAATGTTGTGGGACTACAGACATGATACGCTGTAGCGTTTCGTCGTTGTGATAGTTGCTCTGTAGGTCGGGTTCTGTCACGAGTTCGTCGTGAACAGTGAGTATAATGGGAAAGCCTTCGGCTTCGGCTGCGAACATACGGTCCACCATAACGTCCCGCGCGGCGGCTTGGACGATGTTCTCGCACTGTAAGCCGCCGTATAGATAAGTTTCGCGCCATTGTTTCGTTTCGCTATCCACGCCCCAGTAGGACACCGAGCGTTTAATTCTCTCGTAAGTGCTGCCGTCGTCACGGTGGACAAGTTGCTTTGTGACATGAAGTTCCGGAGCAGAATAGCACATCATGCGACCGCCCGGAAGCGCGCACCATAAGTAGTTCGTGTCTGAATAATAAGACACGCGGTTATCATAGGCGTTGACGATCATGCCGGGTGTTTGGACGGCAGCGACCGCCGCGTCCTGTAAGTCCCACCAACCTTGAACAATGCGCGCGTTCGCTTTGCGCCAGCTATTCACAAGAACTTTAATCGCGGTCCACTCTTTCTCCTCAAGGTCGAAACGATTAACGCCATACACATGATAGCCCTTGGCCGTATCATCCCACACGAACGGATCGGTTGCTTGGATAATAGCTGCCGATAGTTCGTACGGATCAAGACCATACGTTTCTCCCATAGTGAGCACCGCGCCGTGCGAGCCTTGGTAGCCGAGTGCAAGTTCTTCAACCTTGCCGATCTGTCGTTGGTCTTTGGTGACTATATCCACGCCAACATTAAAAGACTTGGAATACGCGAGCTTGTACAAGTCGGGGCCGGAGCCTATATCGTAGTCGCGGAACGCTTGGAGCTTCCAGTCTTCGTTAGCAAACCAAGCATTGATGCGGCCTTCGATGTTAGAGAAGTCACCACCCACAAGTTTTTTGCCGGGCGCAGCTTTAATCATCGAACGCAAGGCGCGTGATAGCAAGGACAGTGGCGCGACGGGTCCGTGCACGACAGTAATCGCTTCGTACACTGCCTGCGTGCTCCACGTATCATCTGCCAAAAGATCGTGTAGCCACTGGATTGTAGCCCCTTCTTTCTCGTGATCGAGACGCGGGAAGTTTTGCGGTTGCACGAGCCGTCCGGCCCAACGCCCCGTGGACGCACCGTGATAATTTAAAAGCCCTCGAATACGATCATCCGACGACACGCATTTAAGCATGGCCGCGTATTTTGCCGTTGACGTTTTCTTAGACGCGCGGCGTAGTTCAATGACTTCACGCACTAAAGAGTTGTTATGCAGGTCGGCCATGAATATAAGGTCGTCTTGCACGCCTTTCTTTACGGTCGTGCAGTCGATGCCTTGCGATTGTACCCACGCTACAAGCTTTGCGTCGTTGCTGCACTTGGGTACTGTGCGGTTCGTTAGCTTGCGCATTTCACTGTCCGCCATCTTCTTAGCATAATCAACTAGCTTGACGCACTTCTCGACGGCTTTCTTGTCTATGTGCACACCTCGGTCGTTAATGATCTGATCGAACGCCCACACTCTGCGTTCGTTTTCTGTGAGCGGCGGCAGCCGCGTATCGACTTCGCCTTCTGTGCGTATGTCTTGATCGCAATAGGTTCCGAGCCTGTGTATGTTTTCAGGCGCGTCCCACCACTCGTAAGTTCCGTCAGGGTTCCATCGACGCGGCTTCGCCATCTTCTGCATAAGCGACGCACCGTCTTTATCTTTTTGCTGTGTTGTTCGTAGGACTATACCGAGCTTATCGAGTGACTGCGGATGCGCTATGGCCGCCGCACGTGACATCGTACAGTCTTGTTGGTATGGAGAAAGTATCGGCCAGTGGGACAGTTTGTATTTAAAGCGTAGTACGAGGTTCCATATCCAACGCTCGAACATCGCGTTGTGACACACGAACATGCCGCCGTTGCCGACGTGCAACAACAACTCTATAGGGTCGGGGTCGCCGGGCTTCCACCCTTTGATGTCTTCGTAAACGCCGTCCACCTCGAACTGATAACGGAAAAGCCATACGCGCGTTGATGGGTCTTCGGCGTAACGATGCACGCCGGACTTAATCAAGTCGCAAGCACTTCCGGTTTCAAAGTCGAGGTGGACGCGGCGCATTACTTCGCTTCCGCGAAAGCTTCAACGATGGCGCAGAACAGATAGTCTTTTAAACGCTGCTCGGCGGGGAGGTTGATGTATTGTACAAAGCACGGATGCTCTTTCTTCGCAGGGTCTTTCACAGGCCCGTACTTCCATCCGTCGTTTGCTTTCTCCGTCATCCACGCTTCGTGACTGGCAGACGGCGAGGGCTTCTGACCGTTCTCGATGGCCGTCAAATGAAAGCGCACACCTTTACGAGCAGATTCTTTCTGCCAATCCGGTGCGTTCTCCCATGTAGGTTGTGAATCATCTCCGATTGTTTTGCAGTATGCACGGTTCGTTTCGTGGCACACCATCGCTATATCTTCGACGGTAGGCATATTGTCAAGCTTAGGCATGATGGTTTCTCCTGAATAGGATTAAAAAAAAAAAAAGAAAGTTGGTAGCCCCTCGCCGAGTTGAACGGCATCCTCATGCGTTATGAGCGCAGCGTGCAAACCCCTACACTAAAAGGCCGAAAGAAATAGCAGACATCACACGGTCTGCTAGCGTGTAGGCTTTACTGGAACATAGGGTCGTTTGGATCGTATGCGCTAGAAGGGTATTGTGTCGCAGGCCCAACAGGTGCAGTCGGCGCGCCCGGTGCAGGTACGTTTCCCGCAGGGAAAGTCGGCTGGTAGTGTGTTTGCGGCATACTAAAAGGCTGCGACGGTTGGCCGTGAGGTTGCGGTGCGCCACCGCCCGGAGCCGTATAGCCCGGTATGCCCTGCGCAGGCGGTTGGGGTTGTGGTGACGGCACGCTATTCGCCAGATCGGGACGGACGATTGGAGCGGTGACGTTACCCATACCTTTGTACATCGTCTTCGTGTCGGCAGGTCCGCCACCAAAGCGCGTATCTTCGCCGAGGATCATGACCGTTTGCAGACCGAAAGCGATACCTTTCTTGGTTGGCTTCCCGTCGTTCCTTGCGACTTTACCGTACGCGTAGGGTTTAACACCGCAGATCGCCCACACGCCCGGAAAGATTTTAGACTTATCAACGATGGGGTTGTGCCGCATATCAACGATATTCGGACGGAACATCGAAGACGAGTTGATAAACTTACAGCCCGGTGTGTAGCCTTTGTATTGTGCCTTCTCGCCTTGATCGTGAAACGGCGAGTGCAGACCCGAGTATTGATGGCCGTTCCACAGGTTCGGAAATTCACGGCCACACGCAGCCCAGTATTCTTCTTCAAAGATACGGAAGTCTGCGAACGGCGTGAACAAAAGCGTTGCGCCATATTTTTCCGAGCCTTCTTCGCCTTCACCGTCCATAAGTCCGTCGCAGAACGCAAGGCGCACAGGCCCCGTGAGTATGTCGCCCGTGGGCTGTCCGTTTTCGTCAAGCACGCGCTGCACAGGTACGGCCTGCGCGGTTTGTTGTATCCAAGCATCGCCGACGATGCTGTCTTTCACAACGGTAGAAGCTAAAGTCATGTTTTAATCCTTTTCGTTTGGTGGTTGTATTAGTCCGGAAATCTGCGAGAACGTCTGTTCCGCCCGATTAACCGCAGGTCTGCTGTCCGCAAGCGGCACGAGTGTCGTGTTGCCCGAGGATTCTTTCGTCGTGAAGAAAGCGAACATCTTGGTCGCTTCTTCCGCTGCTTGTTTCTTTTTACCACGCCCGACCCGCGATTTAAATGCGGCGATAACACGGTCTTCCATATCTGTGATGTTCAACAGGCTAGGTTCTTTATACAGCTCGGTGTAGTCGCAGCCTATCAACGCGGCGAGCTGCACCGCTAACTCTTCCCTGTCGCCTTCATATCGACGCTGCGCCCTCGTGAGCACACGTTTAAAGCCGGGGATATTTATACCTGCGCGCGACAACTCGTCCGCGTGGCCTTCAACACCCTTGATCCACGTGAGCAACAAAGGCTTCATGGCTAGTATGTAAGAGATACGTCCCACGTCGAGGGATTTAATATCCGGCAGGTTGCTCTCGGTTAAATCTTTAAGGCTCTTGCTTGCATCGTTGAGTATAGCCCCGATAGCGGTCTGCGCGAGCGCGGGGCATGCACTGCGCGCCGGACAAAACTGGCACCACGACAGGCCGGGATTCAAAGCAGCACGCTCGTCTAGGTTTGCGAATATAGCCGCGTCCATCTGGACTAAATAGTCGGCCACGGTCGCAGGCGTTATTGTCCAAGAACGTATGTCACCCTCCGCGTGGAACGCACGGGGCTGGATGATCGTGAGAACAACTGTGTCGATGTTGGCCGGATCGACAACGGGCCTGTCGCCGTAGAGTAACCCCGCGCAGTATTGTGTAACTTGAGTGTTACCTTCCGCCGCTTTTACGACACCAACGCCGTGCTTGTAGTCTATGCAATGGATAACACGCCCGTTTAAGGAATAAATATAAACGTCCACTCGCCCGTCTGCATCGCCCGGCGATACGAGCGACGGCACTTGTACGTACTCTTCGATGCCAAGAACGACATCGCCGTACATTAAATCTAATTCTTCTACAACACTCCAAACGTGGTCGAGCGCGTCTTGCACGGCAAAGTGAAAGTTACTATACCCTTTACAAACTTCATGGTCTTTAAACGCGCTATGTTTAATTGCTTCGGTGACGGTACCGCAACGGTTACGCAGTCCGGCTTCGAGTACGGCGTGCGCTATGCGCCCCTCTTCCGCGTAAGGCGAAGTGTCACGCGCGGGTAGACGTTCGATCAACGCCGTCGAACCGTGGCAGTTAAAGAACCGCTCCGATTGCGACGGAGAAAACCGTCTGTGTACATCTTGATCGCGCGTGACGACTTCGTTCATATTACACCGCGAAAGCTTCGATGGCAGCGGCGTACTGTTCGGGCTTGATGTCCTTAACGGCACTTGCACCGAACTGTTGCAACACAGCTTTAGCTGCGGGCGGTCCATTTTTCTTGGCGTAAGCCTGTACCGCGTTCAACACGTCATTTGCGGTAGGGCCGCCTGCCGGAGCTTGTGGGGGTTGTACGGGTGCTTGCGGCATCGGCGGCTGTACAGGTGCTTGAGGTGGCGCAGGCGGCGCGTATGGAGCTTGCGCAGGTGGCGGGGTGTACGGAGCTGGCTGCACGTTATTTTGCACAGGTGCACCCGCGCCGTTAACTGCGGCCAAGGCGATCTGTGCTTGTTCGATTGTGTCGAAACCGACAAAGATTTTAGACATAGGAAATTCCTTCTATTGGTTAGTTGTTAAACTTGTTTAGCATTGTACTTTCACGAAGTCAACTCCGGAGCTGCGGTCATCGCATGCCCCTCGATCTCCGCGATTGATGCGGTCTTACCCGCAACAACTCGGTTCACCGTTTCATCTATGCTACCCGCGAGCGTGATGAAACGCGCTGTTACGCTTTGCGTTTGGCCGTAGCGGTGCACACGCTTAATCGCCTGTGCATTTCCTGCGGGCGACCAGTCGCTCTCAAACATATCTATATCGCTAGACTCTGTTAACGTAAGGCCAACGCCCGCGACTTTTATGTTCCCAAGAAAAACTTTGCACGTTGGTTCGTTCATGAAGCGTTGTACTGCTTCTACACGATCTCTTTCGTGCGTCTCTCCGTATGCGATAACAGCATCGTATCCATGTTTAGCGAGGTAATTTTTTATATACAGTAAAGGCTCTGTGTGTATGCCGAAGACGACGCGCTTACCCGCGCCCGCATCCAATTCCTCTTTGAGCATTTGTGCGTACGGTATCGCTTTTGCTTTACCGATCAAGCGACGGAGCGTCGCAATGTATTCAACCTCGATACCCGCCAAGTCGCCCGCTTCGATAGCTTCTACGATAGCTTGCTCAAGGTACGGGTGCTGTTTAACGACTTCGAGTATGTCCTTGTTATCGCCGTCCACGAGAACTTCGCGCATCCATATCGGCGGAAGTTCCATACCAACGTCACGGTGCGTACGTCGTATGGAATTGTTATAAATGAGTTGTTGTAAAACCTGCGTCATTTCAGGCTTGACGTAGTGGCGCGCACTATAGGTTCCTGCAACTTTATTGTAAAAGGTTTGGACAAACTGTTTGCTGTCCATGTCTATAGCTTTAGCGAACCGCAAGAACGTATAGATGTCGAGCGGATCGTTTGCGATAGGCGTTCCTGTAACATGCCACGCATGTTGCGCCCACTCCACCCAACTTTCTTCGCCGCCTGCTTCGTGACCTAGTAGCTCGCGCGTGCGAGTGGCGTTGGCGTTCTTTAAGTAGTGAGCTTCATCGAATATAAGGAAGTCCAGAAACTCTCCGTTCTTCTTAAAATCTTTACGCCATTTAGTCGCAAGCTCATAACTCGTTATCAATACGTCGAAGCGGCCACGGGACCAAGCCACGAAGTCATGTATGTTTTGGCCCTTGCAAAGTTTTAGATCGTAAGTAGAGAAACGCCGAAACTCTTTCATCCAGTTCTCGCGCAGCATCGCGGGCGCGATAACAATACCCCGTTGGCCCAAGACGCGGTTAACCGCCCCTATCGAAGTCGCCGTTTTACCGATACCCATTTCATCGTGAAGACCGTAACGATCTCTTGATGCCATGATGTCGGCAGCGTGCGCTTGATAGGGGAACAGTTGTAACTTGTCGCTGTTGTGGCCGATACCGTACATTAAACGTCGAGCTTTCCTTGGTTCGGGTCTTCACACGCTTCGCCGCCGAGCTTGCTGTATCCTTCCAGATCGTCCCAGTGGTCTTTGTGCGAAGCGTCGCCGTTGACGATGCGGGCCATCTTTGTCGCGAGTAGGTCAAGAGCTTCGGCTTGGCGCGGGTCGAGCTGGTCGTACGTTCGGCCCATGCGCAGATCGTTTTTAAAACGCTGCGCCAATGTTGAAACGTCGATGAACGCTCCGTGTGTTTTCTCACGCTGTTCAAGCATGCCTGTTGATACACGCTTTTCGTACTCGTGCAGGGCTTCCCCTTTTCTTTGTTCAAGCCGTGACATCACTGCGCCCTTTCACTAATGTTATAATTTCACCAACGGTTTTGAGTGTTTGGATTTCCGCATCGCTAATGCGAATACCAAACTCGTCTTCAACTGCCATACACAACTCGACGGCATCGAGACTGTCCGCGCCGAGGTCTTCGTCAAGGCGCGCAATGTCATTTACTTTCTCGACTTTTACGCCAAGGTGTTCAACGACAATATCGTGTACTCTTTCTTCTACAGTTTTCATGTTTTAGGCTCCTGTATCTGCGTTGCGGTAAGCTAGTCTTAACTCTTCATCCCTGACCAGCACGGGATTTTTCATGATCTGCGGCCAAAGGTAGTCGCCGCCGAACTTTGAAAGCATCGCTGCGTCCGCGCGGTCCATAAAGTACCCGCCTTTCGGACCTTTAAACTTATCCGTGTCGTTCGGGAAAAGTTCGGCAACGCGACGCATGATGTCGCCCGACGCTTTCTTCTTTTCATCTTTGTCCTTACCGTTTGCTTTGCCCGGTATGCGCAGCAGCTTTTTCCACTCTTGGGGTGCGACAGTTTCGAGCATGATCTTCGCGTGCAATATGGACGAGTAGAGCACGCCGACAGTGTACCCGAACACAAAGCCTGCCGAAGCCGACTGCCTTGGCCGTCCGCCCACGGCTTCCATGACGACAAGCTCAACGCCTAACATCTTCATCATGTCGAACAGGTCTGTGAGCGCGAGCGTGTCTAGTCTTTTACGCTTCTTCTTGCCGACAGTTTCGTACCACGTCGGTATATCTTCGACCGATAACAGCGTCTTCGTGTCCGTGCAATAGATAGCGATTGCGCCACTTACGCCGGGGTCGATACCTGCAACGAGTGCCATTGTCTCACTTGTCCTTTAATGTTTGGTTTCTTTACTTCAACCTTGGCAAGCACCAAGTGTTTTCCGTTATTCGTCGTAACCGCAACGACCTCAAACTGTTGTTTAATCATTGACACCCCCTCTTTGAACGCGCCAACCCGCCTGATCGCAAAAGTCCATCGCTTCACCTGCCGTCTTAAACGTCCGGCCTTGCGTCACCGACCAAGACACAAACATACAATTCGCATGCTTGTACTTCATGATATAAACACGCCATGCACGCGAGTTGATTTCAACGAACTGCGCGATGTGATGCGTGTCGCCCTTGCTTACGATACGTATATACTTACGCATTTCTTTTGTGATCGGAACTTCGCCCATTAGTTTGTTCTCCGGCCTGCAATAATGTCCGCGATCAGGCTGCGCATATTGGCCTTCTCTTCCTCGATAAAACGACTGTCGGCCACAACAATTTCCGATGCGATCACGTGGACATAAAACCTATCTTGCGATCTGTCGTCGTCCGCGTAATCAACGTCGCAACGCGAGTGAACGATAGCCAAGGGGTGCTCTACCTCCCCGCTCTTCTTTTCAAGAGCCGCGTACACCGCATCCTGAATTGCTGCGGGCCAATCGTCAATCTCGCCTTCCAGAAAGCCTGTAACGTATTGCACGAGGTCGTAGGTCTTGATGCCTGTGAGCTTTTGCATCGTCTGCCCTGCTTGCATTTTAGTATCCACGTTTTTTAAACCTTTCCAGTTTGGCGGCACGCTTCACTCTCTCTTTTTGAAGCGCGGTGTTGAGTTCCTGTTTTATGCCTAAGAGCAAGCCAAGCTTCATGTTCACATACTCCGACACCGCCCACCACACGTGGTCCCTGTCGATCTCTGCGAGCAAACTGCGTTGGCCGTGCAGCAAAGGCTCTAGGTCTTTGTATTCTACACCCGCGTTCTTCGCGAGCATACGGGGTGGTTCGTCAAGAGCGTGGCAGATACGCCACAAGAAGCTATCGGTTACGTCCGGTTGTTTTCGGGTCCGAAGGCCCATCGTCTAAAACCTTTCTTAGATACTCCCAATGGGCGGGACCGATGCGTTTGCTAGGGTTAAGGGTTGGAGCGGTGACGGAGCGCGGTGTGCATATCGCTGGCGGGTTCTCGTCTACTCCCCACCTGCAAAGACACACCGTACAAAAGACTTCATCCCCTTGTCTTGTTGTACGGTGTGCTGCCATTAGAACACCTCGTGCGGCTCGTCCGCCCCGTCAAGTGCGGCGAGGACGATATGGAGCTTGTTAAGCCGCTCTACAACCTCGTCACGTAAGAAGCTGTACTGCTGCGCCGAAAGATCGGGTTGGGTTTTACCGTTCGCCCAGTTATTGAACGTGGCACGAGACACACCGCAACCTGCGGCCATGTCGGCGTCTTTAAACGTGCACGCTTCTTTCAGTGCGGTGATGTGCTCGCTCGTCACGCTGCCGCCTTCCGCTTCAGCGGACGCATCGTCCGCTTTGGCTTTCTTGGGGGCCTTTTTCGCTGCGGGTTTCTTCTTTGCGGCGGCCTTGGCGGCTTTAACCTTGGTCGGAGCTGTTTGCAGCATGTCCATAAG